GGCGACTTAGGTGCCTTATAAATCCTAGACCTTGCTCGTGTTTCTGAACCCATTTTACCGCCAGTTTTTTTCTGTGCTGTAGCAGCACGAAGACGTTTCTTCTTAGCTGCTTCGTAAGCTGCACGACCTCCAACAATGTCACCTTGAAGTCCTTTAAGAGCACGTTTACCTGCTTCAGAACCTGTACCACCATACATTTTCATTAGTGCTGCACGTTCTTCTGCATTGCTTGGAAAGATATTACCTTTAGGACCAAAACCAGTATTTTTACCTGCTGTAACTGGACGACCTTTTGGGGGCATCTTTTGCGTATTAGGTGTTTTCTTAGGACGACCTTTAGGATCAATCTTTTTAGTGTCAGGAGTACGTGCTGGCTTTTTAGGCTTTGGCTTTGGCAAAGGCATAGCCTCTGCTTTATCTGGACCCCTTGCAGCATCTTCAAGATTTTTTTGAATTTGTGCTATAATAGATGCCTGACGACCCGCTGCACCTGCTTGTTCTCCACGATTTGGACGCACTCGTTCACGAGGCGGTCTTTGAGGAGGACGCTGACCCGGACGAGCACCCGGCATAGGACGAGGAGCCGTACCCGGAGGACGACCACCACCTGAACCACCAGCACGAGCGGGAGGTTTTGGTGCAGGACGAGCTGCTGCCGGTGGTTTCGGCTTGGGTTTTGGAACCGGCATAGTATTGGCACGTCTTGCAGGAGGCTTTGGCCGTGTAGCAACAGCTTTACGATCCCCCATACCACGAGGCTTTGCACGTTGACCAGCTTTAACAAGCTCACCAATGGAAGTCTTACCACGAGAAATAGTTCGTGCAACTCCACCAGTCTGTCCACCAAGACTAGAAATAGCTTCACGCTCACGAGCCGTTAGACCACGAGCACCACGAATAGGAGCTTGAGAAACAATTCTAGCTCCATCCCCAATCATTTTTTTAGCAGTATCAGAATCAGTTACACGGGTTGATTTACCACCGGGTTTTTTAAGAAAGATTTCACCAACGTCATCAATAACCTTGGTAATAGCTTCTCCAATAATTTTTCTAATCATGATTATTTACCTTTCTTTCGCATTGCTTTGCCGTGGCCCCGCAATGCTGCACCACCGCCTTTTACTGAGCCACCTTTCTTTAGGCCCAAGTTAATACCCATTTCAATAAGATCAAGCATTTCCATCATACCTGCAGGAGTTACTGAATAAAGTCTTCCAAGTTTGTTAAGACCTCGACCAGCTTTTTTTATACCACGTTTAATCTTACCACCTTTTTCATACTTGGCGGCAAGCTCCGGGTCCATTTTTTGCTGAACCTTTTCTGGAAGTTTAGAAAATCCTTTATATTTAGGAGGAGCTACCTGACCACCTTTCTTTTTATTAGTGCGTCCACCGACGGTATCCACACCAATTCTTGTAGGCGTAGTATCTTTTCCTACAAACGGGAAGTCACGAAGAATACGATCTACCTCTGCAGCCTTACCACCTTCAATATTATTCAGAGCACGATCAATATTTTGTTTACGACGCTCTTCAATTTTTTTAGTAGTCCTATCTGCAGTTGCTTTGGTAATCTTACCATCAGCCAAAGCTTTGTTGGTTTTATTAGTTGCTATCTTTGCTCTGTTATTAATTTTAGTTACAGATTCTTTTGCAGCTTTCGCAGCATTTTTTTCAACTTGAGTAGTAACTTCTCCACGAGTAGCTTGACGAGTTTGTCCAGCAGTTTTCAAACCTTTTTTCAAATCTTCAAGAGTTGTAGGTTCGCCAGAACGCATAGCATTACGAAGACGAGTACCAAACTTAACTTTCTTTACCCGTGTTGCTCGTGGATCACGAACTTTTGTTAAATCAACCTCTTTCGTAACTTTACTTCTCATTGCTTCAGTAGCTTTTCCTGTTCCCATTTTTTCAGCAATCATAGATGCGGGAGGAGCAAAACGACCAGTTGCTTTTACTTCAGCCTGTCCTGTTTTACGATTCTTTACAACCCGTGCTTGTCCAGTAGAAACAAGTCGTTTGAGTTGAGCACGAGAATATCCTTTAAGTTTAGAATCAATCTCAATCTTTGAAGGAAGCGCAGTATTTGGACCTTCCTCATAAGCACCTTTTGCAACTTGAGGCTGCTGCAGTCGTCCTGTGTAATCATCTCTTTCACCACGCCTACGTGCTTCAGCCATAAGTTCTGCTTTTGTCATTTGCTTTGGCTTTGGAGGAGTTTTAGTAGGAATACGAGTTTGGATTGGTTTAGCCTGTGGCTTTCCTTCCATGCTCATTTCTTTTCTCACTTGTTGTACCAGCTTACGAAGCTCTTTAGCTCGTTCTGGTGCCATACCTTTTAGTGACATACGAGAAGCTTTGCGTCTAGCAGTTCCCGATTTTTGAGCCATCTTCTTTTTAGCAGGTGTAGCAGCCGCTGCTTTTTTCTTTGCACGAGTTGCTGCAGCCTTTTGTTGCTTTGTAGGACGACCTTTTTTAGCTGCTGCTTTTTTAGGTGCAGCCTTTTTTGATGTAGCTTTTTTTGATGCAGCTTTTTTAGTTGTTTTCTTTGCTGTTTTTTTAGCAAGCTCTTCAGCAGAAACTTCAACAAGTTTTCCTGCTACCATTTTAAAAATACCCATTACGTACTCCCTAATACTACTGGATTATCTGCTCCTGCCGGACTTGCGTGGGCTTCCATATCGTCACGCCGTGTTCTACGTGCTTGGTTTCTAAGTGATTGTACAGCTTCATTATAACGTCCTTCAAACAAAGGAACAAGATCAAAACTTTTCATAAATACCATTGCTTCAATCATTGATGCATTAAACAAAGCATCATAACAAAAGTCAGAAAAGTAATTATTTGGTGTTGCCGAAGCTAGTGTTGTAGGTCTAGAAATAAATGCAAACTCTCCATTCAGTGTTGATACTGGAGTTGGAGCAATAAGAACAGTTGTATTATCACGACGTGCATAATACTCAGGTGTTCCCGTGCTTGCACTTACAGGCCAGTAATCACGAATATATTCGTCAGTCCGTTGAAGAAGACTAATTCTAGTCCCATTAGAAACAACATTAAAGTTTTTTACTACTCTTGTACCAGAAGGCAGTGTTATTAAATTAACACCAGAAGACACTGCAACCGATGTATAGGTTACCAGCCCGTAATCATCAAGATCACGAGTTAAACGCTCTTCGGCCCTATTTACAAGTTTTGGAACATAAGTAAGGAATTCTGAAGAATCGTTTTCTGTAGCCTGAACAATGTCGTCTACAAGATACGTATAACTAGCCATAGTAAATAGCTACAGTTGCTGCAGAAGTTGGAGCCGATACTTTTACTGGCCCTACAACTTTTACACCAAAATCAGGAATATAAATATCTCCTGCATCTACAGCAGTAGTCCCTACAAATTTAATTTGATTTCCATTTACGTTGCCTTCTGCATCTGTGTCTTGTCCTTCAATTAAAAAAGTACCAATTCCAGAATAGACAACTCCTTTGATTCGGGTATTTGCAACAGTTACACTTGTTGTTACATCAAGCACAGCACCGCTGCCCGTCACAAAACCCTGACGAATATTACTAGCCATTTTTACCTCTATTGTTTGTTAGTTAATTAATTGACTGTGCTTATATTATACACAAAAAAAGAGGGATACGAAAGTACCCCTCTTCTTTTTATTTTACTTTACTAAGATTTAATCTTAGCTGGAGCCAGAGGCACCATAGAAACCACGCCAGTCAGAGAAACCGAAGCTGTAACGCTCACGGGCCTTGAAGCGGAGGTTGCCAGTATCGAAGTCAGGCTCCATCTTCGTTTGAAGCGGAGCACGGACAAACATCTTCGTACCATTCGGACAATCAGTCTTGAGGAACCAAGCGTTGGTATCCGTAAAGCGACGGTTTACAAAGAAACCGCCCGGAACCAGACCTTGGTTACGAATGGAGTTAATGTCATTGACGTTAGTCGCACCGTTTGCAGCGGTAGTCGGGTTAACGCCAATAGTCGTGGACATCGTGCTGTTCAGGATTTGATCGGCAGTAAACGCCAGATCAGCCGGAATGTGCAGCGACTCTGCTTGGAGACCAATCAGAATACCACGATCATCTTTTGCCTTCGAAATGGTAATCAGGGCCGATTCCAGCGAAGCTTCCGAAAGGTCGGTAGCACCGAGGCTGTTCGACTGGTTACCGTCACCGATGGTCGGGTGCGAAGCCGAGAAAAACGGCTGACCGTCACCACCAGCATACGAAGAGTTAAAGCCGTTGTTGAAAACATCAGCAGCCTTAACTTGCTTGGTATTAGCCATTGCACGGGCCAGACCACGAGCACGAAGCTTTGCAAAGGTATCATAAAGATTATCTTCCATAGCTTCTTCGGTCACTGCAAATGCAAGTGCCACAGTTTCGTGGGTGTACCGTGAGGTATAGCTTTCTTGTGCATCGTCGTAAGAGACGGCTGCACCTTCGCCTT